CAATACCTTTTAAACCTTTTCTGGCTTTAGCAGCACCCTTAAGTCTTGCGATTAATGTGATATTCTTAGCCATTATTTCTTCTTTTCCTGATCTCGCTTCATACAGGCGTTCATTTCTTCATCTATGAACTCAAAATACTTCATCCTGTGCCAGTCAGCTTCGTCTAAGCTGGTTGCTGCGGGAATGTTAAACCGTTTGCACATCATAAATTCCCGTATGTAATCTTGCGAACTCTCATCTAAAAATAATTCCGCATTTGCAAATAGTGGAATCTGATAGAACAGTGATTGTCCTGCTGACCACTTGGATTGTTCCGCCTCTTGTCCGATCCGCTCAAATTCATTCCACACTTCATCTTCATTGTATTCTATTTTTTTGTTAAGTGTTGGCGATGTCGCTTGATACGGAAAGGAAACAAATCCGGAGTCAGGTGGACTGAAATACGACAGCCAGACATTTAAACGGCACCGCCATTCGCTTTTTTTGTGATTACCAGGTAGTTTTGTATGATAGCCTGCCCAAGTGCGTCTATCTCTGCATCGGTCAAGCCTTCTACTGTTGATTCCGGATTAGTGAATGCAATATTCAAAGCCATCTCAATGGCATCGTAATATTTGTTCCAATCTATTTCATTTGATTGATTCAATACCGCCGGAGCGTAACTCTGCGAATGTATCGCATGAAGTTTCCGGCGATCTTTGAATGTAATTGAATTGACCTCCCATTTCCTTTTTAGAGCTTCAATTTCCATGTGTTTCCTTTTTTGTTTTTAATTTACCAGACGGTCACTGCTTCATTCTTGAATGTGGTTATCTTGAACGCTTCCGTTGAACTGTTCTGGACACATTCAAATGGAATCGTATGGAATATTCCGGATTCCGATATATCCTGTCCCGGATCGCCTGTGTATTGTATCTCTGCAAGTATATTCACCTCACCTTCTGATGATACAGTTCCATCACCTATCTTGATCGCCAGTGATGATGTGTTTCCATCAAGAAAGTTCTGAACTACATTATTCCCAGCACCATAATCAAATTCATCATCCCATTTAATTGAAATTTCTCCTGTAACCGTGTACTCCGGGAATACGTAAACTTCTGCATTTCCATTAGTATCAAAACCAACCCGGTTAATTCCATTTGAAATATTAAAGCTAAATGATTTCATTATGAATGTCTGTGATGCATTACCTTCAATGTCCAGTGTTCGTGCATCAGCATCAAGAATATTGAAATAAACAGCTTCTCTTGCAACCCAGGTTCCATTAAAAGTTTGTTCCAGTACAGTGGATGTGGATAACGGATTTGAGAATCCACTGAAATAATTTCCTGAAATAGAAAGAAGACCATTGTTACTCGCTATATCACCTGAAATCGTTACATCAGAACAAACCACTCCACAGACCTTGATACCTTCAGCAGCTCCCATTCCGTAATATGCCAGGTTGCAACTGTGTGGGATTCCGGAACTGATTGTACCACCCATTGAATCTGCATTACTTGATCCGTCAATTTCCATTTCATGTAAAGTTGATCCTGATGTTCCGCTTTCCTGTCCCACCAGAAGCATATGCTGTGCAAGTGTTCTTGGTGTCGCCAACATTTCAAAAGGCATTGTAACTGTTCCACCTCTCAAGTTGGTTATCGTATCCGCAGCATTCTTTACACTACCTCGACCTGATAGTAATCTGGATTCTCTTTGTATGTTAAAAACTGGTTTTTGTGCCTGTACAACTGGTTGGGTCAAATAGGCAGTTCCATCAGCACCTGAACTGTCAAGTGCTACACCAAATGATGTCTCTGCTTTCAATCCATAGTATACACTATTGGCAGCAACTACTCTTGCATCAGCCATTTGTTAACTCCTTTTTTGTTTTTGTTGATTTGGCTTTTTTAGCAACTCCCATCTTCAGGAGTTCTTCAGCAGCCTCATTTGGTAAATCTACTGAATCGCCTTCCTTTAATTTGCCAAGAGAAGCGATGTCACATAAAACAGAATTTGAACTGATCCTGTGTATCTTACCTGTTAAACCTTTTATCTTCATATTGCCTCCGTAATTATGCACATGAATGTTATGTTTGCCCGCTTTAATTCTGGATCATCTTCATCTATTTCGTAAGTGATGGATTCTATTCTTCCATCGTGGAATTTATACGATGAAGACGGACTGTAAGCTGAATTGTTGTATATCAGCCTTTTAACACGCTCCGCCCGGTTTGTCATGTGATCCTTGTTTAATTCCATGTTCCCGGCTTTCTTCATTTCGTAAATAATTAAAACTGAATAGGAACGCACTTGTCCTGAACTTAATAACTCGACCAGCGTATCTTCTTCCGGTTGTAGAATAAAACATTCATTTCCTTTAGCTTCATATCCCACCGGAATCCCACTAAATTCATCTTCCAATAGTTTTTCAATAGAGTCCAGGACATTTGTCTTTATTATATTTGTATAACTTATCGCCACAGCCTTGCCGTCTTAATTTTCGGATTGTCCTGCATACTTGACACCTCAAGTTCCCATTCGTCTGATGTTGAATTATAAACACCGTTTGAAAATCTCACATACATCCCATGTCCCACACTTTGAAATGATCCGTCTATAATTTCGGCACTTGCCACTTGTGATATTTTCAGCGAAGTATCATCACCAACGTATGAATCAAATTTTACGGTTGTATTTTTAGTGCCGGCGGTGAATGTTCCGGTTGCATTTATCTTGATCTTTATAAGATCCCAGTCCACTGTCGGTTTCCCACGAACATCCACAATATCACCGGTAGTTGAACCGTTTGCTGATATGACTCTTAATTGTTTCTGACGTTCACCTTGATTCCACAGTCTATATTTACCGGCAACTAACTGATCCAATAATCCTAATCCGGTTTCAGCATCAATGATTCGTTTTTCAAGCTCATCTGCAAGTTCCTGGTTCAATGGTCGGACAAGCGAAGCACAAGTTAGAGTTGCATTTGACTTAATAATGATCCAGTCATAATCACGTGATGATGCTGATTGAGTTCCCACGCCTTTTCTTGAAATAACAGGGAAGGGTAAAAAACTGCGGATTCTTTCTGCGGTTTCGTTGTTGATCCGTGTCTTTAAAGTTTCCCAATCCACTCCCGCTTCCATACGGTCTTCATTCGGTGAATTTGATGAATTATAGACATAAGTAATGTCCGGTCCTGAATCATAGAACCATTCATTGTTCTCTGTCAATGCTGCCAGATTAGACTGTGCCGCTCCAAGTTCATTTCCGTTCATGTATAACTGACTCACAAACCCGGATTGTGTATAATATTTATTGCTTGTAAATACTGCCCAGTTCGTCAATAATTTCTTCTGATCGTAAACATCCAGATCAGGAACTACTGCAATCAGGTCTGTGGTAGTGTTTGAATATGCTGTTTCAACTGTGCTCATTTTTTACCCTCTCGCTCATTTCTTTTGCCCTGTTTGGTGTTTGAATTGCCCACCGTGAAGATAACATCTCCACCGATGCTTTTTTCCATTGCATAGTTTGAAAATATCCAATGGTCTTCACAAACTTTGAAAATCCATTAACACCTAATTGATAACACATTTCAATCACGACTTCCTGTATTCCAGCCGGCATTTTTGATAACCATAAGAACGATTCAAAACACCGGACAATAAGCATCGTGAGCTTCCTCTCGAGAATATGATGGGCAATGTCTTTGTCAATAACCAAGTCTTTAATGGCGAAGCCGTAACCGATTGTGTCGAATCCCAATGTGTCAATATATGTCTTTGCCCGATAACCTTCATGCTTTTTAACGCTCTCAATTAATTTGTGAAAATTCATTTTCTAAAACGTGCAATAATTCCATCAACTGCCATTGGTAGTAATATTATAGATACCATTAATATCCCGAACGACAACGCCAGAATAAATAAATTAACTATCCATTCATAAATTATCACTTCTAAGTCCTCTGATAAATTCCGTTATTCCATGCCCGACTATATTATCCACAGCATCCACTACCCAGGGTTCTATGGTCTTATTCCAGA